GCACCAACTGATTGTGCTGTTTGTACAGCTGACATTTTTCTTCTGTCTTCTGCGTTACCTAACATATTTCCATATCCTAACGCTTCTGACATTCGTGAAGTATCAAATGTTTTGCCACTCATAGTTGGATACTCTTCATATTCATCACCATTAGCAGTCTCATTTAGAATATCATTTAAAAGAGGATTACTAGTGTATGTTACTTTTTTCTTTGGTTTTGGTTTTCTTTCAGGTAAAACTTCCATAACTTCGTTTTCTCTAATAGAAGATTTAGTCATAGATTTAATACCTTCACTAATAAATATCTTATTTACTTCTTTTTTAACTTCTTGTCTAACTATTTCTTTAATTAAACCAATAAGTTTTGTTGATTTAGCCATAATAACTCCTATCTTTTATATAAATATCTAAGTTAACATCTTTCTGTTTCTTTCTCTAAGTCTTTTCTTAGTCTCAGCTCTTTCTTTTTCTTTAGCTAGTTTTGCTTTAGTAGACTTTATGAAAGAATCTAAATTCTCTATTATTTTAGGTAAAACATTTACCTCATCACCGATATCTTTTATTTCTATTTTTAATCTATCTATAATAAATTTTTGAGCGTATGCTATAGCAGCTGCAGCTGGGTTTAGAGCAGAGCTAATAGAAGAAGCCTTTTCTGTTGCTTCAGCAGCTTTCCTACCTGCGTCTAAACTCAATTTTACATTCTTTATATTCTCTATAGCATCACTTATTTTGTCTTTTAGACTTTCAACCTTATCTAACTTTTCTTCAACCTCATTAACAACTTTAGTTGCTTCTTCACTACCATTTCTATATAAAGATATAGCAGAGTCTACTCTACTTTCTAATTTTTCTTTTTGTTCATCTATAGAATCATCTACAAATTTTCTAACTTTATCTGATACTACGCTCATACCGATATTCCTTGCGTTTCTAAAATTACCTCATCTGTTTCAGAATCCTCTACATTTTCAGTTGTAGAGTCTTCTGGATCATCTGCTATTTTTACAGCTTTACTAGAACACTTTTCTAAAAGTCCTCCCTCTCCTTTTAATTTACCTAAACCTTCTATTAGTTTTTTAGCAGCTCCACCAATCTGTTTAGCATCACTAGCGGTTGTCAATTGGTTTGCAAAAGCTAAGATTTCATCTGCCATTTTCTCAATTAAATCTTCAAACTGGTCAAACTTTACAACACTGTTAGTAGCATCTGGATCTCCTAAATTTATAACACCACCCTCTTCTGAATCTCCAATGTTTATTTCATAGTTAGAATTTAAATTTATATTACGAGCTGCAAAAATATGAATATCACTGTTGTTTCTTTTACCATCTCCTTTAGCGTTAAAAACAATTTTATCAGAATTTATTGAAATCATATCTCCATCCATTTCACCACCTACTTGTGGTGGCCATCTCTTTGAGATAGCTGATGGTTCTAATACTTCTAATGGTTTAAGTTTAGCTGATGTTATAAATATAGAACTTCCATCATTATTAATACCTTGTGGGTGTATGAAATCTTCATCTAATTCTTGAGTATCATATACTGCTTGTCGATTTGTTATCTTTATGGTAGGGTATGTATATGTCGAATCACTACCAAAGACTATGTTACTTCCAAACCTACCATTTATATATGTATCACCTTGCTCTACATAAGCAGGTCTATTGTATTTAAGTCTGTTGTACTTTACTAATCCTTCTCCATACTTTCCTGGCATCCTATTCATACTTGCTTTACCATACATATTTA